TATATTAAAATTTCTTTTTATATAATTTTTTTCGTTTTTTATTTTCTCGTTTTTTATTTTCTCGTTTTTTATTTTCTCGTTTTTTATTTTTTAAATACGTTTTCTTCTTCCCAAATAACCTGCCGCACTTGTGCCTACTAATCCAACATCTGTATGAGGTTTGTATATATAATTTTTACTATATGTATAACATAAAGGACCAGCACAATTATTATATATTTTATTATAAGGTAATTCAACTACATCAAACATTGTTTTGAAATTTGTGGCTTTGTTTAAACGATTAGATGGATAGCTCGTTATATTTGAAGTTGCTGATGACATTTTATAATATATTATAATATTTTATAATATTTAAAAAATTATTAAAAAATTATTTTCTTCCACAAGATCCACAACTGGCATTTACACCATTAACACGTGATATCATTGGGCTTTTTAAACTCGTAGGTTTTTTTAATGAAGGTAATGTGTTATTTATTGATTTATTACTTAAAACAGAATTAATGTATTGACTATGATTTGATGAAACACCAGATAATGACATTTTTATACTACCAGCACCACGAGGCATTATTATAGATATTGTCTATATTATAAATTTAAATTTATCCTAAATTATTCTATACATTAAGTTAATGAATTTTTTAAAGTTACATAATTAGGATAAAGACAACTTACACCAAAAACATCTGCTCCAGCTTCTGCCAATAATAATGTTTTAAAAGTTTCGTTTAATATGCTTGAACTACAATTACAAGGATAGTAAATTTTTAAATTACTTAAACTAACATTATATTGGATAGTTCCATCTTCAAATTCTATATCATATGTTGTGTTGTCATTTACTTTTATAATGGTTGCCTTTGTATAATATGTGGTTCCCGTCTTTACCGCATAAACAAATTGATCCACACTAAATGAAAATTCAGCTGTTGGGTAAGCCTGATAAAATGGATTATAATATAATGGTATGCTTTCTTTATATGTTATTTTTGGAGTTTCTATAGGACAATCACATCCACTAACAATATTTGTTTTTAATATTTTACCTCCATATATTGGATTGGCACGATTAAAGATTATTGGGTTTCCAAAATTTGATGGCACAGGACCTCTTCTTAAAGGATTTTTGGCTTTTATTCTATTTAAATATCTATCATAAGAATTATGTTTTATGTCACATCCTATACCTCCTGGTGTTTGACAACCTGGACGACTTGATGTAACCGATGTATGACGTCTATTTAAACTTGTATTAAATCCTGTAGGAATAGTTGCTCTTTGAACGCTCGGAATAGTTCGGTCACTCATTTGATTCCAACAGACGTTATATGTTTTTGCTGTGGGATTTGAATATGCTGATAATGCACCTAAATTCATAGTATAAAGAGATGACTGAACTCTTACTGTGTTTTGAATTAATTTTAATTTTTGATACTGATTTGCTGGGGTGTCTGATGTCAAATTTGTATCGCAGCTTCGTAATCGGCAAATAACTGGACTTAAATTCAGAAGTTTAGGTGAATCATTAAATACATCTTGTGTTATAGAGTACTTCATTATATATTATTAAAATAATAAAATTGATTTTGTTTTTATTTTTTTCATTTTATAAACAAACAAATAAATAATGAATAAAATTAAACTATCGCCCACTTGTTGTATTATTTGTGGTAAAAGTTATAAAACACGAACAACACTTGAAAAACATTTATTATTATGTGAATTGCTTAAAAGAGCAAAATCTTCTTCAGTAATTGAAGAAGACGAAAAAGATATTCCTTCTCAACGAAAATTATATTTAATGTTATTAGAATTAGGACATAAATATAACAAAATGGAAAAAAAAGTTGAAGAGTTGAATTTATTACTCATTAAACAAAAAAGGAATTTTAATGCTATTGATTGGATGGAAACTAACATTAGTCCCAACACAAACAAAAATATAAATATTCACAATTTTCACGAAAATATTTCTATTGTTGAATCAGATATTGAATTTTTATTTCGTAATAGTTTTTATTCTACATTAAACCATATTTTAATGAAGGTGAATGAAAATGATTGGCCTATATATGGACTTAGTCAAAAACCAAATATATTATATGTTTATGATAATAAATGGCAAGAAGTAACACGAGATATGGTTTATAAGTTTTTGAATAAAATTCAAATGAAAATATCAATTAAAATGTTGGAGTGGAAAAAAAAGAATTTACAAAACATTATGAATAGTGATTTGTTAGCATGTTGTTACGATAAGGCACTTGTTAAACTTATGGGTGTTAATTTTGAAAAAGAAAGCGTTTTCAATAAAATTAAAAATATGATATTTTTATTAGTAAAAAAATCATACGAAATTGAGATTTAAGATTATTTTAATTATTTTAATTATTTTAATTATTTTATTATTTTTATTATTTTAATTATTTTATTACGACTATATTTTTTTTATACTATTGGAAAACTGGGAGATAAAGAAATACCACATATACCCGCATCATTTGTGCTGTCACTACGAGCAATACGAATATATCCACTTTCACCCCATGTTGATCCCCACGAATTTTTTACTATCCAATAATTTTGACCTTTTTCTGTACCATAACCTACAACCAAAACTCCATGATCTAAATTTGTTCCACAACTTGTGCTGGTTAAAATACCGCCAGAATAATATTGAAAATAACGAGTATCTGCTTCAATTGCTACTGATACTGGTTGTTGAGCCACAGCAGCCTTTAAAGATAATTGATCGGAAGGATTTACGTCCGAACACGAAGTAATTTTTGCTACTGATGAACATGAATGACAAGTTCCACTATCTTGTGTTACTCCAGATGTATAGGGATAAGATTCATCAGAACACTGACCATTACTAATGACATACTTAAAGGCACCTTCCATTTGTCCTCCCGAACAACCCATACTCCCATACTTTACACCCTTCGCACAATCAACCAATTCTTGTTCGGACAAATTAATCAACTTTCCTGTTGAAATGGCCCAAGCACCTTCAATCGCACCTGTTGAAGAAAACGTCCAGCAACTTCCACATTGTCCTTGGTCCTTTACTGATGTTACGGCATTTCTATTTCTCCAATCAACTTCATCTGGTAATCCAGTCGCTGATGATGACTTAAAAATGTTACATCCATAAGAACCTGCTGAATAGCGTTCCATTTCTCCCACATATTGTGACTTAAATTCATCTGGAGTTAAATCAGTAAATTGATTAATACCCATTGTGAAATTATTTGTATAATCTAAATTGTGTCTATTGATTATACGAAAGTTTTCTCTAAAAACATGAAAACGCTCGGTCAATTCTTGAATATTTGTATATGATCTATTAAATCTCTCGCGAAAAGTATTAAAGTGAGACCATTCTTCCGTTTCAGAACTACTCAAAATACAAGGGTCAATTCTATTCAAAATTAAACATAGCATACTTGTTAGGAACATTATTCTATAATATATTATTATATGATATCTTTTTAAATATGTTTAATTTATTATTTAGTGAAAATTACTCGAAATTGTATATATATAAACGATAAAAGCTCAACAAAAAATAAAATATATAAATATATTATAAAATGTCGTATAAAATAGCAATTCCATCATATAACAGGGTTAATCAATTATTACAAAAAACTCTACCTTTATTAGAAAAAGAAGATATTGACTTTTCTGATATTACTATTTTTGTAGCTAATAAACAACAATACGATTTATATCGTGATGCGTTAGATAAATTTAGTAACGGAAAGGGAAAAAAAATTAAAGTTGTAAAGGGGGTAAAAGGAATAGTAGAAATAAATAATTTTATAAATAACTATTACAAACCTTCTGATATTGTTTTTTATGTCCACGACGATATGGATAAATTTATTTATTATGATAAGTCATTAAAAGAAACACTTAAAAAATGTGCTGAATATCTTAAAAATTCTCCTTATGGTCTTATGTCTTTTAATCCAACTGGAAATGAATTTTATATGCGGGGCGATGATGAAAATAATAAAAAATTTAAAGAAGGTATGTATTATGCCGTAGGATGTTTATTTATGTTTAAACCAAACCCAAAAATAGTGCGTTCAAAAGATACATGGGCTGTTGAAGATTACGATTATTCTATTAAGTCATATAAATTTTATGGTAAAAATATCCGGTATGATCGTTTTTCTTGTAAAACAAAAATTAATAATAATAAAGATGGCGGTTGTGGAATAAGAGATTATAAAACATATTTAAAGTCGCTAATGAATTTGTATAATCGTAATAAAGATTATATTAATTTAGTTGAGAAAACAAATAAAACATATTTGAAAACATATGGCGTGGAAACAATTAAACATCCTCGTTTAGCTGATAAAACGAGCAAAAATAAAACAATGAAAAATAAGACGAGCAAAAATAAGACGAGCAAAAATAAGACGATGAAAAAATAAAACGATGAAAAAATAAAACGATGAAATAATTTATTAATTTTTATTTTTTACATTTTTTTATAATATTAGTTTATTAAAAATGATTAATTTAGTTTTAATTACATCAATAGTAAATACACCTAATTTGCCATTGTCATATACTAAAACTCGTTCTGTTTTTACTACAGAAGAAAGATATAAACAAACCAAAAAAACAATATTATCAGTTAAAGAAAAAATACCCAATTGTAAAATATTAATTGTAGAGTGTTCAAAATTATCAGAAGAACAATATGAATATTTTAATAATAGTTGCGATTTTTTTTTGAATTTAATAGAAAACCAAGACGCTGTTAATAATATTTATAGTTCATCAAAATCTTATGGTGAAGGAACTATGACAATGTTTGCTTTAGAATATTTAAGTAAACAAAATATTTTTTTTGATAATTTTTTTAAAATTTCAGGAAGATACTGGTTATCCGATAACTTTGATTATAATAATTTTAATAATAATAAAATAATCGTTCAACATTTTAATGGGAATAATACTTCAACATGTTTGTATAAATTACACAAAAATATTATTGATAATTTTTATAATTTTTTAGTTTCTAAAATAGATTTAATGAAATCTTGTATTGGATATGAAGTTTTATTTGCTATGTTTCTAAAAACTATTTCTACATGTGAAATTGTCAGTTTAAACAAAATGGGTATTAATGGATACATAGCTGTAACACATAATAATAATTTTGTAGATAACTGATTTAATTTTTAGTAATCAAATAAATAGACGTAACAAATAAAAAAATGAAATACTTTTTATAAATAATAATTACAACATAGTGTATTTTGCGGCAAATATTTAATATTATTATTCTTATTTTAAAAATGCTCACCAAATGCGGAGGTATTCCTCACGAATATTATTTCGGTGACCCACCTGGCAGACTTCAATACAAAAAAGAAATAAATGAATTAACTAACTTAACTATACCTGATGATATCGATGAAAAATACGGATTTGAATTATGCGAACATAGTGCTGAAAACTTGAAACGCACTATTCCTCATACTCAACAAAATGGCGATTGGAAAATTATTCTTATGATGCAGAAAAATGTTGATGGGATTATTTGGCTAAAATCAGCTCTTTTAAATAAAAATACAGGTAAAGTTGCTCTTTTAACAAGCACAAATAATAAAACAAATCTTGAGCGTACTAATGGTAGAAGTGTTAAAACATTGGATGGCGAATGGGTTGTGGGACATTACAGAATGTGTGCTCCTGTTGCTTTCTGGAGAGAACTTAAAAACAGATTATTATATTCTATTTAAAATTATATATTTTGTATTTGTAAATTGTAATTAATTAACTAAATAAATAAATTTAAAAGTGAGGTCATATTTTATTAGACCAATAACTTTTTTTTATTTTTATTTTTATTTTTATTTTTATTTTTATTTTTATTTTTATTTTTATTTTTATT